ACAATTTTGGATTATAAAATCTGATGATATCGAACCTAGATTAGAAGAATTCAAAAAAGATTATGAAGGCTATAAAAAAAGAACTGCCTCATTTAAGGTGTATAAATAATGAAATTTAATAAGGAAACAAAACAAGAGTTAATAGAATTACTCGAAAAGAAAAATATTGGTTTAGAAGGTAATATTTTGAAGATTATTGACTCTTCAGATGACCCTGATTTTGCTAAATATGTTGAGAATTGTAAGGATAAAGATAAAGAAACAAGAAAAAAAAGGTTAGAAATAACAAAACAAGTTCAGGAAAAGAACAAAGAACTAATTGAACTCAATACTGAAAATCAAAGAATAATGGATGAACTCCAAGTTTCTTTGAAAGAGGTTGAGGAGGCAAAAATGACTTTCGAAGTTCAAAATAGAGAGTTACTTGCTTGGCAACAAGACAACCAAAGAATGAGTGTGGAACTTCAACAAGAGATGGCCAAGTCAGAATTAGCAAGAATCCAAGCAGAAGAAGCCAAAACTGCAGCGGTTAATGATTTGGATGTTCTACAAAAGAAAAAACAAACCGAATTAATTGGTAACATCGTGAGAATTGCATTAGGTGTTATTATATCTATCGGTATTATAACCACATTTATGTATATTTTGGCTTTAGTAATAAACAAAGATACACAAATGATTGGTTCTACTTGGTCAAATATGTTAGGTATATTATTAACTAACGCATTTAGTATAATCGGTACAATAATGGGGGTTAAATACTCAGGAAAAGAGGAAAAAGAATAAAAAAAAGGGGGTCTATTTCGACCCCTTTTTTAATTTACTAAACTTAGCTTCCCCTTTATAAACATTTTCCACTTCATAGGCATTTCTACCCAATTTTTTGTCATATTTCCATATTTGGATGATATCTCCGTGGTCTATAACAACTTCTGATTTGGTATCTTGTGTCATTTGAGGTTCAGGGTTTAGTTTTTTCGCCATAATTAAATGATTGCTTCAGTAAGTTTTTTTGTAAGATTCAATTCATAAGCTCTTGCCAATCTTGTAAGGCCACAACCCCATCCAAATCTTGGGAAGAAATCCAAAGATAAGAAATGTTCCAATTCTTTTTCTACTCTTTCCTTACCAAATAATTCAAAAAGTTTTGCTGAGTAGTTCCCACCTTCGATTGTGTAGAACATTTCTTTCATACTTTCTTTATCACAACTTCTTTCAGCAGAACCGATTGTTTCTTGACCGAAAAGGATAACATCAACCTTTTGGAATTTGTCACCTTCACCCTTTTGCATATTCCAAAAAGGATTTGTTCTCAATGGGAAGTTTTGAAGTGAGATAGAATCACCGATTTCATTCCACATTTTTGTTTCGTGTTCAGCTTCAAGGATTTCAGTTCCGTATTTTTCACAAAGTTCATTATAATCTACAACTATTGGAATATCAAATCCCAAATATTCTAACATTTCCGCTTGAAGTTTAACCATATCTTCTTTAGTTCCTTTTGTTTCAACTTCGAACATAGGGAAGATTAAGTCGTGACGACCAGGGATTGGGTTTGCTTCTTGTCTGTATGATGTGGAGATACAATATACACCAGGAAATTCAGGATTTAGAAGTAATTCATATTCCAACCACATTTGACCTGTTTGTGGTAAAGGCCAAATTTCACCTGAATATTCAAATTTTGTGATGCTATGTGGATTTTCACAAGCGGCAAGGATTGAAAGTCTAGATTGTGTTGGAACCTCCAAGAAACCTTTGGCTTGGAAAAAGTTTCTCATCTTTTGTACTAACTCGTTGTAGATTTGTGTGTTTTTCATTTTTGTTATTAATTTTGTTTATTGGTTTATAAAAAAAAGCCCCCTAATAATAAGGGGGTTATGAATTAAAAATTGTATATGTTGTTTAGATTGATGTCCATTTTTTTTCTTTTAGGAATAAATACGATAAGATTTTAGAAAAATCAATTTTTTTATAAAAATAATAAAAAAAATTATGTTTTGTCATTAAAACTGACAATTTGTCAGGTTAAAAAGGTTTGGATTAATTTTTTATAACAAATGTTTGTGAGTAGAATTGACTACATAAAAAATAAACAATATAATTCAAACAAAAACGAACAAAATATGAGTAAAATTATTGGAATCGATTTAGGGACTACAAACTCGTGTGTAGCCGTAATGGAAAATGGAGAACCAATTGTAATAACAAACAATGAAGGTAAAAGAACAACCCCTTCAATCATTGGATTTGTTGACAATGGTGAAAGAAAGATTGGAGACCCAGCAAAAAGACAAGCTGTAACCAATCCTGACAAAACAATTTATTCAATCAAACGCTTTATGGGCTCAAATTATGACGAAACCAAGTCAGAGGTTAAGAGAGTTCCTTATAAGGTCGTAAAAGGGAAAAACAACACCCCAAGAGTAGAGATTGATGATAAACAATTCTCACCTCAAGAAATCTCAGCAATGGTGTTACAGAAAATGAAACAAACTGCTGAAGATTATTTGGGTCAAGAAGTAACTGAAGCCGTTATCACAGTTCCTGCTTACTTCAATGATGCTCAAAGACAAGCAACAAAAGAAGCTGGTGAGATTGCGGGTCTGAAAGTTAAGAGAATTATCAATGAACCAACTGCAGCTGCTCTTGCTTATGGTCTTGATAAGAAAAACAAGGACTCTAAAATCGTTGTTTTTGACTGTGGTGGGGGTACACACGATGTATCTGTACTAGAATTAGGTGGTGGTGTATTTGAAGTATTATCAACCGATGGTGATACACACTTAGGTGGTGATGACTTTGACAATGCTATTTCTGATTGGTTAAAAAACGAGTTCAAAAATGAGAACAATGGTGCTTGGAATGATGATTCTATGGCAATCCAAAGGTTAAGAGAGGCAGCTGAGAAGGCAAAAATTGAATTATCTTCATCTCAAAGTACTGAAATTAACTTACCTTACTTTATGGTAATTGATAATCAACCAAAACACCTTGTAAAAACACTTACAAGAGCAAAGTTTGAACAAATTATTGATAAATTGGTTGAAAGAACGATTGCACCTTGTAAATCAGCTCTTAAAAACGCTGGATTGACAATTAATGACATTGATGAGGTTATTTTGGTTGGTGGTTCTACTAGAATCCCTGCAATTCAAGAAGCAGTTAAGAAGTTTTTCGGAAAAGAAGCGTCAAAAGGTGTAAATCCTGACGAAGTTGTTGCTTTGGGTGCTGCGATTCAAGGTGGTGTATTAGCTGGTGATGTAAAAGATGTTCTTTTATTGGATGTTACCCCACTTTCATTAGGAATTGAGACAATGGGTGGTGTAATGACAAGATTAATCGAAGCAAATACAACAATTCCAACCAAAAAGTCACAAATCTTCTCAACTGCGGTAGATAATCAACCTTCTGTTGAAATTCACGTAATACAAGGTGAAAGACCAATGGCAAAAGACAACAGAACTATTGGTAGATTCCATTTAGATGGTATTCCACCATCAATGAGAGGTATTCCTCAAATCGAAGTTACTTTTGACATCGATGCAAATGGTATTATCAATGTTTCGGCCTTAGACAAGGGAACAAACAAACAACAAACGATTAGAATTGAGTCATCATCTGGACTTTCACAAGAAGAAATCGACAGAATGAAGAGAGAAGCTGAGGAAAATGCTGAAAGTGATAAATTAGCTAAAGAAAAAGCTGAAAAAATCAATGAGGCTGATAGTACAATCTTTAATATTGAGAAAACTTTGAAGGATTTGGATGAAAAAATCTCTGATGAACACAAAGAAGAAGTTAAAAAAGGTTTGGAGGAATTAAAAGAGGCTAAAAACACTGGTGAAATTGAAAAAATTGACCCTGCGTTAGATAATGTTAATTCAATTATGCAAAAAATTACCCAAGAACTTTATAGTAATGTGAGTGAACAAACTGAAAACACTGATGGTTTTACAGGTTCAGATGTAGAGTTTGAAGAAGTAAAGTAAAACAAAAAACCCCTGACTATTCGTTGGGGGTTTCTTCTTTTTGTTCTTCAGTTTTCTTTTCTTTTTGGATTTGGTGAATAATATAACCTGAGATTGCAAACTCAACACCTGCCCACATAATCAAATCAGTCATTGTTAGAACTGAATGTTTTTCTAATAAAAAGAAAATCATTCCCCATTGTGCAATGATGAAAGCGATTCCGGACTCAATCCTTTTTTTGGAAAAAAATGATTCTTTAGATGAATACATATTAGTAACTTCTCTAATTAACCATTTAATATTTTCCCATCCGAAAAATAGTTTGTTTTTCATAGTAAATTTTCTTAATAAATAGGATATAAAAGAAAAAGAGGACGTAGCGATGTCCTCTTTTTTTGTTGCCGTAACAGCAAACGGTCCTAATAGTCCTCCTAAGAGGTTAGATTATTCACCTTTAACTAAAGCCAAAGCTCTTTTCAGGTATTCTTTCGCTCTTGGTGATGGAGTTAATTCATCATCTTTAGTTTGAAGATTTAAAACTCTCTCAATATCTTTAACAAGTTCAGTTCCGTGTTCGTTTTCTTTGTATAATTCAATAATTTTGTCCATAGCTTTATTACAACCACCTGTTGTTTCATCGTAATAATTTTTGTTTCTGAACTTATTTAAATGGTGCATCATATCGTAAGCTAAGTGAGAACCACCATCTTTGATGTCTTTGAATAATCTTAAATTATTCAAAATACCTAAAGTATCTACCATAGAATTAACTCCCATTTTTCTTTTTGTAACACCAGGTGCGTATGTTACATACTCTCCAGCATTTCCTACAATTTCCTCCAATGGCATAATATTTTCAGGAACACATCTAACTTTTTTTTCTTCCTTTGGTTCAGACGTTTCCATTTGTTCCATTAATTTTTGTCGGATAACTTTACGTATATTAGATTCTTTTATATTGTAACCTTTCATAAACTTTTTTCTTTATAAATATAACAAGATTAACAAAATAAAAAAATCCCTCAATCGATGGACTCATCTTTTTTTTCTATTACTTTTTCTATTTTTTTGTTATTCAATAAATGGTCAATCCATATATCAAAAATTAAAAAATAAATCCACCAAGTTAATAATGAAATAGGATATGTTTCGGGATAATAATAAGTCATACACATTAGATAAAATACTTTAGCAAAAATGTATATTCTTATAAAGGTATGAACGATTAAAAATAAAATTAGTAACATAGTCATTTATTAATTGTGATTATAAAATATCATTACTAATATAAGGATATTTATTTTAAAAACAAAATATATGAGTACCAAGTTAGATAACTTAATAAAGAAAGTTCTAAGAGAATCACTAAATCCGGTAATGAAATTGACTGAACATTGTATGATTTCTGAGGATTTAAAATATCATTTGGAAAATAAGATTCCATTGAATGAAAATATTTTTAGAATATACTCTGAGAAATATTTTAAGTTAATTAATGAGGTAAGAAACTTATATTATGATGGTAAAATAGAATTGAATGAAGAGGACACTTGGTTGGTTGAGTCAGATTTAGGTAAAAAAGTTTTATTAGAAAATGGGGATGAGGTATGGTTAGATGCTCCAATGTATGAAGAGGAAGTTGAAGAATTATTGTTTGAAGCAAAACATCACGGAAAAAATGTTAAACTTAATTCACCATTTAGAACACCAGGAGGACCTAAAAAGTTTGCGGTATATGTTAAAACACCAAAAGGAACAATCAAGAAAGTAACATTTGGTGACCCCAACCTAAAGGTGAGAAATAGAAATCCAAAAGCAGCAAAATCATTTAGAGCAAGACATAAGTGTGACCAAAAGAAAGATAGAACAACTGCTGGTTAT